GGAGAATAATTACTTGCGTTTGCGACTCCCGAATTATCATCAGTATTTAAATAATAATATGGGTAATTAGAGGTAAATGCTGTCCAACTTAATGGATTAGGGGTAAAAGTAAAGGAAGGAAAATATAATTTGTTGGTTGAGTTATTAACCGTATCATGTTGTATAGGTTTTATTCCTGTTGACTGTATAGGATAATTTAAATAATAACTTCCGCTTACAATTGGTCCCGTTCCCAGAGGTTTACCAAATATGTTTGATAAGTCATATTGTATTTCTGGTTGTTTTACGGTATGAGGGTCTACTCCTCTAACAAAAATACAAATCTCATAATTTTTATAATTCTGCATTGATTGTATAATGTTAGGATAAGTAAGTGATGTCACACCACATACCCCAACAGCACATGTCATATCATGTAATAAATAACTTGCCGGGAAAAATCCTGTACTTCCAGTGTTGGATAAGGTAATAAACTCAGTGAAGGTCATTCCTGTTATTAACTGAAAATACTCCATATCTGTTGGGTATTGTAGATATGACTGTTCAACAGTTGTGTCACCTGTTACCGGTAATTGACTAACCTGAGGTGACTTAATTATTATATTAGCTTGGGATTGTCCTGCGTTTGGTCCTGATGGGTTTGCATAATATATAGTCTTAGGAATTGTATTACCTGTTAATGTTGTCCCTGTAATTGAGTTGGTTTGGAATTGATTTATTGTTGCTCCTGTTAGGTTAGTTAATCTATTTCCAGGTGTTGTATAACTTGGATTAACATAATTTGGGTCTTGTAGTGTAACTAATTCCCCAATACCTAATTGTTGTGCAGATCCTTGATTCATAAGGACAACTAAAACTTGGTCAAAATATGGTTGTGATCCTAAAGTTGGGTTTACGGTTGTTTTTATTTTATTTACACCACTATTTGGGATATTTCCGGTACTTGAATAAAAATATTTATCTCGAGTATTAAATTCATTTAATTTTTGAGAAAGAGTCACCGATGTTGGATATGCGAAATATCTACTGTCTGGTAATCCACCGCCACCAACTTTATCGGCATAGAATAAGAATGGTTGTGGAGCCTTTAAAAGATACGCCTCATTTGGTATGTATCTATTAGGATCAGTAGAACTTAATACATCGTAACCTGAGGCCATTCTTATAAAATCTAATGATGCCCTTGTTATTATATCAATTGTTATAGTAGGTGTACTTGCAGTTATTAAACCAACAAGAGACTCACAAGGTGGGAATGGTTCGTCACCAGCTTCATTGTTACTTAAATTTGGGTGATCTAAACTAAATGACCCAGAATAGTTCACAGGAGCTATTAAAGAATTTGGTGTTGATAAAGTGACATTAAATCCACCTTCTTGCCCTGATTGATAGTCTGCCGCGGCTTGATCTAATTCATTGGTTATAGAGTTTGTATCAAAATCATCATCTAAGGACGCATCTTTACAATCACACTCACAACTTGTACAATCAGGATATGAAATCATTGGTAATCCGATCCTTGGAAAACCTTTTACTTTTATTGCCGCAAGCACAGCAAATGCCGTAAAGGCGAGCGATAAAACAACAGAGAAAGCGGCTTTAAGTATTAAACCAAATTGATTTAAAATTAATCGTATATCTTTTATAATTGCACCTACATCAATAACAGGCCCTCCAAGATTTACAGATATTGAACTTATGGAGGTTTCTATTACATCTGCGGCATTATTAACCACCGCAATTGTATCGTAAATCGCATTTTTAGTTAAGATTATGCCCAATATGATTAACACATATTTTAATATTGGCCACATAAATGCAATTAAGTGAGCAACAAATAACAGAGTTAGAAGTGGGAATGTTAAAATATTTATAAGAATGTTAAAAACAAAATATATTGGGTCAAAGTTTTTTATAATATCGTTTACTGGGAAAGTATTCACATTTGACTTACAAGATCTATCATCAATTTCTTTTATTCCCAAGTGTTTAGCCCTACCAAGTCCATTTTTATATCTATCCAAAAACATTGCGGTAGTATAAACTTTGTTATAATAGAATTCATAGAAACTATCTTCACAATCTAGAGCATCCTGTGTGTCCGCATAATCATCCCAATCTGTTGAGAAAGCATATGATTTATAAACATCAAATAAGGGTTGTGGGACTTTTGTAAAACTAATGTTAATTACTTGTGTTGGGTCAATTGGAGTTGCAACAATTTGTAATGTATCACCATTAGTGATCTGAATTGATTCTGGTGAGCCAAAGTAATTAATTCCATTAATGATTATCGTATAACTTTCAAGGTTATAGAAAACGGGATTTATTAACCCAAAAGAATTTGAAGCTGTAACTGTGGTTCCTGAATTAGATCCAATAGGAATTGTTGGGTAATTGAATATTGAAGTACTATATATCTGAAAAGGGTCTTGATCATAATTTGACCATCCATGTTCTTTAACATTCGGGACTAAGAAATCGGCTCTTAAAAAAGTTCCTTGTAAACCTTGTTGTGTTTGCCATTTAAATTTAAATCTGTATTTACCTTTTGTTGGTATTCCTTTTTTAGTGTCATTTGAAATTACTTCTTCTCCAAATTCATTTGTATATATATAATCCAAGTTCATTGGTACATTTACTAAAAAGGTACCATCCCCATCAATTACTTTACCCGCTTGTTCTATATCCCATCTTTCTAATATTGGTAAACCCATAGAATCGGAATATATTGTTTGTCTAATACCTTGTATTTCACCAGGTCCCGCAACCAACTCACATAAATTTCCTGTGTTGTTTTTTGGTTTACAACTTACTTTAAGGGCATCGTCATTTGTGTTAGAAATGATTGACCCCATGAATATTGAACTTGGTTGAATTGTAATATTTGCCAACTTAGTAAGGTCAAAGTCGGCTCTTGTTATTCCAACTTGACAAAAATCTTCAGCCCCCCAAAATGGTCTAACATCAATGTTATATATTAGATTTTTAATTTGTGGTAATTCTCTTAAATTTGTTGAGGTTTTAAATCTTGCTCCATTAACTTGACTTTCTGTTGCTAATCCTTGTTGGATTAAATCTTGCGGAGACATTGAGAAACACCCTATATCTGAAAGATCCACATCCATCACTATGGTTTGTTCTCCAACAGGAACACCAAAAATCATAAAGTCACCACTCTCATTTGTTGTTACGGTAAATCTATAATATTTGTCATATACTTCAATATATGATTCGTCCATAAGAACATCACCTTTATTTGGGAATGTTCCTGTTGAGGCGTGTCCTTTGTATGATGGTAATTTTGGAAGTAGATTATATCTATAACCATCTTCATTTGTGTCTCCAATTGTTTTAAAAGGATATAATTCAGAAATAACTGGGTCTAATTCGTCAGTATCGTCAAGTGGAATAAAAACGGATACCTTTGCATTTGGTAAACCATACCCACCATTAACAAACACTCTTCCCGTTACAACTCCATATGTTGAACAAAATCTACTGTATACATTGTTTGCAAGGATCTTTAAGGAAAGTATCTCTAAAGATTCCCAATCTTGTTCTAAATTGACATTTATATATTTATCAACACCGACTTCGGTTCTTATTCTATACGATTTAGACATTAAAAATTTGTTTTTTCATAAATAGTTTATTTCCTATTTTCATAAAAAATACACCTGTTCTGAAAAAAATAAACCACTAAGAGAAATTAACAGATTTTAAGTTTAATACTCTAATATTAATATCTTTATTTGGGTATCTTACTTGATAGATTTGTGTTGGTGTTGCAAATATTGTATCTGCAGAAGGTTGGATTTGTCTTGTTACCGGATCAGCATAAGGCATTGATGTTTGACTTGAAGAATATTGACCACCTACTTGGTTATAAAATAAAACATCGTTTATACTAACAATCCCATTTTCCGATTGTATTAATCTTCTTAATTCAGATATGTTAACATTTTGTCCTAAATTTCTAACAAGAGGATTAAAGAAGTCAGTAACAATTTGTATTGTTTTAGCAATAACTGATCCTTGGTTTTGACTATTATCTAAAACTACATCAACTGTAACCGATAAGTCTATTGTTTCGGCAGCCTCTATTGAAATGTAATCATTTATCATCCTATAATTTGATAGATAGTTTGCAACATTTTGTTTTAATGTGTTTGAAACAACATTGGTTAAAGTTCCGCTAGAATCGTAAGACAACATTTTAATTCTAATCTTATTGTTTTCCTCAGTAATCGCCACTTTTGCTGGTGCCCCATATTGTGCCGGCATTGTTCTTAGGATTGAATTGTAGTCATTTACAGTCACCGCTCTATTTTGTGCCGCAAAATTAAATGAAACCATGTTTCTAACATCTTCAGTTGTCGGTGGGTTAGCCCCTCCAATTGCAGCCGTTACATTATTACATTGTAAACTATTGATAACATTTCTATTAGCACTTTCAGATGGTCCATTTACCGAAAATGATACGGTACTAATTTGATTGATTGTATTAATACCAACATTGCTAGATAAACCACCACCAATTCTATATTGTACAAATAAAGTACTATTTGCTGTAAGTGCAGCACCCAATGAATAGTTGTTTGTATATCTACTCAAATCAAAACCTTTACCGTCAATTGCAAATTGTCGTAATTGTTCATCTGCAGAAATATTTCCACCACCAAAAGTCATTTTACAATAACCTTGTGGAGTATATTCTGAAATAAACTTGTTAGAAGTTGTAATATACAAACCAACTTTAACGCCTGGTTGATCAGAAACTTTTGTAGGGTCTTCAACAAACACTCTATCTTCTACAAGAGCATCAACTTCAAAGAATCTTTCAGGCCCTATAACTAAAAAATCTTGTGGATTTGGTATTGTTGAATACTGAGTTCCTTGTTTCAATAAAACACTTGAAATGCCTAAAACATTTTTTTCAGGAAGGAATAACTCTAAATATGGTTTTACATCATTAGGGGTTATTACTCTTTTGTAAACTTTTGTAATTCCGTTTACAACAACTTCTCTTTTTACGATCGTATAATTTATAAGTTTTCCACTTGAATCAAAATTTGGTATTTTAACCCTATTTGGTGATCCTTCAGCATTTACTGGCGATTGGAAATCTATATCGTAGACAGTTTCAAAAGGTTGTCCCGCCCCACTAACTTGGGATCCTCTTCTTAATATACCACAATATCTTAAATCTTCTCTGTCTCCAAAAGCGGGAACTGTTATTGAAAAGTCAACTAACGCTACTGAAGGTCTTTGCCCCGGTACTTTTAAACCATAGGTTCTTGCAATATTGTAAATTGAATTTTTTTGTTGTGCAAATTGTAAAACTGTTTCTTGAATACTTCTATCTATCTGATAATTTAAGTTATCAGTTACGGCAGCGTTCAAATCTAACATTACGGAAAAAATACCCGCATCGTTAAAATTTTGCACTAAATCGGGATAATAGGTTCTAGTAAAATTTATAAGTTCTGTCCTAACCCCTTGAAAATCCCTTGCGGTATAGGAAATCTTTTTTTCTGCCATATAAAATTAAATATTTAGAATTATAAAATCTTGAGATTCAAAAGCGGAGTCGGTAATTCTATAGTCTATTTTTATTCTTGCCGTGTGTTCTAAAGTTGCAATATTTGTAACTTTAAATTCTCTTTCACCGTATTCATTTACGGTAAATCCTTTATCTTCCAATCCTGCTGATGCCGGTTCAACTGTCACATTTGTGACTTGTAAATTTGGCATATATGTTTTAACGGTATCTCTAATTTCGGATTCAATATCTGAAAATGTCGGACCATCTAAT